TAAAACCATTTGGCCTAATATGAAACGTGCAGATGGAGGCGTAACCCTCCAGTTTGACGAAGGCGAAGTCGCAGAAACCATGTTCCGTGGTGGCGTAGGCTTCAAAGGACATTTTTAACAAAGGAGAAAACCTATGAAGACAAAAAAATATCGTGGCGGAGGTCAAGGATACGCGGATAGAGAAGACGAATCTCTAGGAATGCGTACTGGAGCCGAACGCACTAAACGCCAAAGCATGAGAGATCGTCGTGATGAGTCTTATGGTGCTTGGGGCAAAAGACCAAATCAAAGAATTAATCGTAAAGATGGTGGCGTTGCTTCTTTTGCTAGAGGCGGCGTTGAAGCGGCAGACAAAGAAGGTAGTCGTCTCAGTGTTTCGATGGAAAGACAAGAGGATGCTGGCTTTTCTCCGTCACAAGCAGACTTTGACCAACAACATAGATTAGCGGAAGAAGGTATTATGGATGTAGGTGCCGCCGTTACCATCGTTCAAGGTCATGATTCACGGGAAAAATTAGGTGAAACCGATGGTGTCCGTGGAACAGGAGCAATGGTAAAAGGAACGAAGTTTAGAGGAACTTTTTAATGGATCCAGTAAATTTTGCTTATGCTGTTCTTAAAGCAATACGGCAAAGAATAGAATTAACAGAACAGGCCATACTCGCGGGTAGTCCTAAAACATTAGAGGATTACCGTCAATTGACGGGCGAGTTAAAAGGCTTGCAATTTGCGGAGCAAGAGATTAAAGATGCTCTGGATAAAACAGAGAAAGAAGAAAGCTAATGAAAGGAAAAGTTAATGAACAAAACACTTTATGTGCCCGACCATGTTGTAAAAAATAAAAATAAAGCCAAAGATGCTGTTAATATTAAGACAGCATATGTAGAACCTGAAAAGAAAGTTTTAGACCCTTCTCTTATAAAAAAAGATTTAAAAGAGCGTCTTCCACAACCCACCGGATGGCGGATATTAGTCATGCCTTATATGGGTAAAGCGACGACGGATGGGGGATTATATATTCCGGACGCTGTAAGGGAGAGAGAACAGTTAGCAACTGTTGTGTCATATGTTTTAAAAATAGGGCCTTTAGCTTATAAAGATCCTAATAAGTTTGGACCAGGAGAAGTACCCTGGTGTAAAGAAGGTCAATGGGTTTGTATTGGCCGTTACGCAGGATCACGTTTTAAAATAGATGGTGGTGAAGTTCGTATCATTAATGATGACGAAGTAATAGCCACTATTTTAGAACCTGATGATATTAAACATGTCTAGAAAGAAGAAAGCAACCAAGGAGAACCGACATGCCCGAAACTGAAGAGGCAAAATTAGATGTTGGCGATGCCAACGAAGAAGCAGTAGAAGTGGATGTAAAAGACAAAAAAGAGTCGTCTGATACAGAAACAAAAACTCAATTGGATCTTATTCCTAAAGAAAAAAAGGAAGACGAAACTACAGAGGAACCTAAAAAAGAAGAAGAGTTAGAAGAGTATAGTGCGGGAGTAAAGAACCGTATTGACAAGTTAACAAAGCGTATGAGGGAAGAGGAGCGACAAAAAGCCGCTGCTACGCAATATGCTGAAAATGTTAAAAAAGAAAATGAAAATCTTAAAATACGTTTAAACAATCTTGATAAAGGATACCAAGAGGAGTTTGGAGGTCGTATTGACTCCCAGATTACCAGTGCAAAACGCGCATTTAAAGACGCTCATGAAGCAGGAGATGTGGATCGAATGGTAGAAGCACAAGAAGCTTTAGCAAATCTTACGGTGGAAAAAGGAAAATTAAAAAAAATTCCTTCCGCCGAAGACAAAGCTCCTGGTGCTCCACCAACACAACAGCCTCCCCCAGTCCAACCACCTCAACAACCTCAACAACCAGCCAAACCAGATCCGAGAGCCGAGCAATGGGCCTCAGATAATACCTGGTTTGGGCAGGACGAAGTTATGACATATGCCTCATTTGGCATTCATAGACGTTTAATTGAGGATGAAGGGTTTGACCCTCAGACGGAAGACTATTATAGTGAGCTTGATAAACGAATGGCTGCCGAATTTCCACATAAGTTAGGAAAACAGGCAGGAAACGGGGGAAGTCGCAAAGTAGCGTCTGCTGAGTCTTCCAGATCCCGCAATAAAGGTGGACGAAAAACTGTGCGGTTAACGCCTTCACAAGTAGCTATAGCTAAAAAGCTAGGTGTTCCGCTTGATGAATACGCAAAATATGTGAAGGAGTAAAAAATGACTGAGGAAAAGAAAATGGAGAACACAGCTCCCAAAGAAAATACGAGAATAGACCGTGCGCAAAATACTCGCGAAAAACAGGCACGCAAAGGTCCCTGGAAACCCCCTTCTACATTGGAGGCTCCGGAACCACCAGAAGGTTATATTCATAGGTGGGTAAGGACAGAGGTTATGGGTTTTGATGACCGCAAGAACGTTTCTGCCAAAATACGAGAAGGGTGGGAATTAGTACGTGGTGATGAACATCCAGACTTTGATGCACCAACCATAGAAGATGGGAGACATGCAGGGGTTATTGGAGTAGGAGGATTAGTATTAGCTAGGATCCCTATTGAAATCGCGGAAGAGCGCAATAAATACTACCGGGAGAGGACCCGCAATCAAATGGCGGCTGTTGACACCGAGTTAGCTCGAAATCAACATCCGGCAATGGCTATTCATAAGCCAGAGAGAGAATCTCGTGTAACTTTTGGAGGCTCTCCTAAGAAAGAGAGCTAGTTTTTTAACACATTTGACCGTATGGAGGTATAATTATGGCAAATATTAATGGAAGTTTTGGCCTTCGTCCTATTGCTAAATTAGGGCAAGGAGCCAATTCAACCGGTAATGCTAATTATACAATGTATGAAATCGCGTCTGGCAATACTAACGCCATCTATAAAGGTAGCCCCGTTATCCCGTTAAATACAGGATATATTGATATTGTGGGTTCAGCCTCAGGTGGAGCAGTTGGTTTGCTTGGAGCGTTCATGGGTTGTGAGTATGTGGCAAGTACTACCGGTAAAACGACTTTTAGTAACTACTGGCCTGGGTCAGGAGCAGACAGCAATCATCCAATTAAAGCGTATGTTGAGGATGATCCTATGGCACTGTTTGTTATAGCTACTAATGCTACATGGACGAGTAAGGCAACCGCTATCGCTGATAGATTTGAAAACGCTGATTTTGCGACAGCGACAAGTGGAACAACCGCTACTGGTCTTTCCTCGGCGTCATTAGACGTTAGCACGATGAACACAACTAAGACTTTAAATCTTCGCGTAATGGGATGGGTCGATGATCCGTCAAACGCGGATTTCACAGCTGCTGGTATAGGTGTGATTGTTCGTCTTAATAACCACTTCAACAGTCCAAATGGTGCTGCTGTAGCTGGTACAACTGATACAGCTGGTATATAAGGAGGTAAAATATGGCAATATCTAGAGCACAGCTAGCGAAAGAGCTAGAACCTGGTCTCAACGCCTTATTTGGCCTTGAGTATTCCAGATACGAAAACGAGTCAGCACAAGTTTATGACACAGAATCTTCAGAACGTGCTTTTGAAGAAGAAGTAATGTTGTCAGGATTTGGTGCCGCTCCTGTTAAAGGAGAAGGTACTGCGGTAACTTTTGATGATGCACAAGAAGCTTACACTGCAAGGTATAATAACGAAACTATTGCTCTTGCTTTCTCAATAACCGAAGAAGCTATTGAAGATAATCTTTATGATCGTCTTGCTTCTCGTTATACCAAAGCACTAGCAAGAAGTATGGCACATACTAAGCAAGTGAAAGCAGCAGCGACTTTAAACAATGCGTTTGATAGTGGTTATACAGGTGGGGATGGTAAGGAGCTTTGTGCTACTGACCACCCATTAGTGAATGGTAGTACCTTAGCTAATGAGCCTAGTACAGCTGCGGATCTAAACGAAACCAGTCTTGAAAATGGTTTAATTGACATTGCTGGTTATGTTGATGAGCGTGGTTTAAAAGTTTCTGTTAAAGGTACTAAATTGATTGTTCCTGCGAACCTTCAATTTGTGGCTGACAGATTATTAGAATCAACCCTACGTCCAGGAACAGCAGATAATGACGTTAACGCTACCAGAAATATGGGAATGCTTCCCGATGGCTATGCAGTTAACCATTTCTTAACTGATACTGACGCTTGGTTTATCAAAACAGATGCTCCTCGTGGATTTATCCACTTTGAACGTCTGTCTTTGTCTACCAAGATGGAAGGAGATTTTGATACAGGTAATGTAAGATTTAAAGCCCGTGAGCGTTATAGCTTCGGTTACTCAGATCCACGTTGCGTGTATGGTTCTCCAGGAGCGTAGTAACTAATTGAGTGGGGAGCTTATCTCCCCACTCTCTCGGATTAACTAGCCTTAGCGACTGGCCGAGCAGACTCTCATAAGACACTAAGGCAAAAACCTTTATGAGGAGGTATATTATGGGTACAACCCGTTTTTCAGGACCCGTAAACTATAGTGGTGGTGGAACAAAGAATGCTTCAGGCCCTTGGTTTACAAATTTTCCAATACAGATTAATCCAGATTATGTTTCACAGTTTGATGACTTTACATATGTTGACTTTACTTCAGGTAAAGAATGGACATATCAACAAGTTACCAGTGGAACTGGTGCTCCCGTAGCTGATACCATTGATGGATGGTTTCAAATTGTGGGTACAGGATCTGATAATACAGGCGCAGCTATTCAAGGCAATGAAATCTGGGCAGCACAAGCTAGCAAAAAAATCTTTTTTGAAACACGTCTCGTAAGTAGCGATGCGGATCAAATGGATGTATTTGTTGGTTTATGCGAGAAT